CTGGCGGCGCGCCGTGCAACAGCGCCAGGACGGCGCGCAAAGCGTCGGCCAGGTTCTCCGCCGTCTCACGGTGGCGCAGGTTGTCGCCGATCGGCATATCGCCGCGCATCACCTCCGCGAGGTCGAGTGTCGCCGCGCTACCGGCTGCGATGGCGCTGAGGGCCATGTCCCACTCGGTCCGCACGGTAGGGCATGCGGATGGCATCACGCTGCTGTCAGTCACGCGCCGTCTCCGTGCTTGGCGAGGGTGGCGCGGGCGAGGCGGCGAGCTTCGTCCAAGACGATAAGCTGGTCCGTGCATCCATCTGCCAGCATTGCCTCATAGGTCGCGGTGCTGCGCTTGCGGCACAACTCGTTGTTCGCGTCTTCGAGCGCCCTTAACGCCTCCACCAGTTCCCGCTTCCCGGCTTCGGCGGTGGTGCGGTGGCGGGCGAACTCTTCGTCGAGCGCCTGACACTGCTGAGCGTTGATAGAATGGCGCGGTGTTCCGCCAATCCAGCGAGCGCGGGCCTCACGATCCGCCTGCGTCACCTCAACCCCCGCGCTCTCGGTTTCATTGATCATTGGTTGTCTCCGAAACGCGGGCGTTGACAGCGGCCAAATCGCAGGCGCGAGCGAGGGCTGAATAGGCAGCGGAGCGGCGCTCCTTCCAACCGGGCGAGCGGTCTTCGTCGGCAGCGTCAGCGGCATCGGCCAAGCGCCCGACGCGGCGCTCATCAATCGGCAACGGTGTCATTGGTTGTCTCCGATGGGGTGGGTCGATCGAACCGCTTCGGCGACAGCCTCGCCCATTGGCGTAAGGGTCGACTTTCCGAGCGGACCTGCGAGGTTCGGAGTGGCCAAGCCGCGTGCCCGAAGAGACGCCAGCACCGGACGAAACGGCCAGTCTCGATCGGCCGGCCGTGCTGCCATGAACGCGACATCGACGCTGTCGAGCGCCGCGCCCGGCTTCCATTTGCCGAGCGCAAGGCGGGCACGCTCCGGGAGGCTGTCAGCGAGCAGTTTCGCACTCACCGCCCTGTCTCCGATGGGCTGGCGGCGAGCATTGCGGACCAGACTTGAGCGGCCTCTTCCCAATTGAGGGCTGTGTGCCCGCCGACGCCAGTATCAACCATAACGGTCGTCGCGCTGTCCTTCATGTCTAGTGTCGGCTCGATCGGCACCAGCTTCCACCCCTCCGGCACCTTCGCGGCGCTGGCTTGGGTGAGGGCGAGGATGGCGTCGGCGGCTCGCAGGTAACGGTCTTGGAACGGTTGTCCGAAGTCCAGATGCTCGCGAATGATCCGCGCCACCTGATCCAGCGCAGGGGTTGTGGGGGCGGTCATGGGCGGACTCATGCTGCCACCTCCGCAAAAAGTCCGTGCTGGGCATCGTAGATTGCGGGCGCGGTACGCGCTGACGGGTTGTATTCGCTGAAAGGGGCCTTCCGCCAAAGGTGGGCATTGGTCCACCGCTGCACCTGTCGAAGTCGCCGCGCGTTCCATCCAAACCGCACCCAAGGCTCGCGGGTCGCCGCGTTCAGCTTCATGATCGGCTGCGCATAAGGCTCGCCGCCCCACGCGATCACCTCGTTGATCCGAGCCATGCACTCAGCTTCCGGCTCGTTGCCGATCAGCACATAGACCTGAATCTTGCGCGACGAGACGCCACGCTGGCGCAGCATCTGACAGACGCGGCGTACATCGTCCCGCTCGCGCGTCTCGTCATAGGCGAAGCGCCATACGCCGCGATTGATCGGCTCCCACCGCTCGAAAACCTCGCCGTCGAAGGTGGCTGGCTCAAAGCCACTGTTTGCGTCGAGCAACGGAACGCCGGCCGAGATATAGCGGTCGATGATGTGGCGCTGATACTCAGCCGGCAGCGCGGAAAGGTTGTTGTCGGTAAGCACCGGACGCACCGGGAAGTCCGGCAGGTACGTGAACGTCAGCCCCTCCATCGCGGGGACAATGCAGAAGTGGCATCCGACCGGGCACCCTCGGCTTGCCGTCGTGGCCATCGGGTTGTGGCGCGCGATCGCGTCCGGCACGGTGCCGCCAAGCTCGGCGACGCGGTCGAGCATGTGCTTGCCGCGAAAGAGGGCTGGCCCACCTGCACGAACTCGATAGCCTTCCGCCTTGAGCATGGAAGCGCGGGCAAATGCATCGTCGAGCCGCCACGTGAACACCACCGAGAGAAACGCTGTGTCGCCTTCGGCCCACTCCGCCAATCCGTTCGACCAACTGCCCAAGCTATATCCGCTCATGCCCTCTCCCCTGTGCTGGGATGGGTGGCGAGGGCGGCGCGGGCACGACGGAGGTCGCCGATCGTAACATGCTGGCCGTCGATGCCGAATACGAGGCGATCAACAGCGACAGGCTCATCTTGAGCGCCGTCACGCCGCTTGAGGATCGCGTCGGCATATCGTGCGAACGGCTCAAGCGCCTCCCTCAGCCGCTCCACCTCGCTCGCTTGGGCGGGCTGCTCGGGTGCGACAGCATCGGACATGTATCCGGCAAGGTCGCCGCGCGTAATGAGCGCCATGTCGGGATATTCCTCCGGCGAGGTGCGGTCGTCCTTCTCGATCAGGTCTTGCCACGCCGCTTCGACCGCCTCCGCCGCGCCGGGGCTTGCGCAACGGGACGCTAGGGCATCCCGGATGCGGGCGGCCTCAGCGTCGCTCAGGTGGACTTCTCCTTCGCGTTCCTGCCCATCACGTTCGCGCAACAGGTTGATGAGGTCAGCCACCTGATCTGCGCCGGGGCTTGCGCGCTCGGTGTCGGAGGTGAGGCGGATATGGTGTGTGATACCCGGCTCTTTCATGCGCTCGACCTGTTCGATTGCCGTCTTCATTTCGCCTTCTCCCTTTCTCTCCATGCGCGCTGCTTAAGCCGGTTCATCAAACGGCGGCGGCGCGTGCGTGCGTCGGCCAAGTCGTGCTCGATCACGCTCAGCTCCAACTGGTCTTTGAGTGTCATGTGTTTTGCGTGGTGCATAACCCATCTAGGGCCGGGTTATGTAGCGCGTCAAGCGGTTATTTAGGTGAGTTGCAGCCCGGCGCGATTTCTGCCATACGCCTGTCAGCAGCGGCGGCGTGGAGATACCCAGACACCGCCGATGAACCAGGATGCGGGTTATGGCTGTTAGGGCTCAACCGCTGAAACACGTTGTGGCTTGGTGAAGGGCTCCGGCTGATAACCGGAATGCCGGGACAGGGACCGGCCCGCTGCTACCCATCCTCCCGCGACGATGCCAACTCCCGCAACTTCCCCTGCACCAGCTCGCCTTGATCCCAGGCACCCGCCCGGATCGCCGCATGCGTGATCGACGGATGCACGCGGCCCATCGTGTCCGGCGCGGCGCAGGCGGCTTCTCGGGCGGCTTCGATGGGGGTCATGCTACCTCCCCCCGCTTCCACTCACGCAACCCACGGATCGCGCTCAACACCGCCTCATGCCGCGCCTCACGAACCGCCGCCTGGATGTTGGCGATCGTGATCCACCCGGTCGGCTTTCTGGACCTGCTCAGGACCATAGCGCGACCCCCACGGCGATGACGATCAGGACGAGGACGGCGACGGGCACGCGGCTTGTCTTGGCCGGGGGTGCGTCGTCGCGGCGTTGGGGCATCCCTGTGCGGGGGTAGGTGTGCCAGTCTCGGTTTTGGGTCATGATGCAATGTCCTGTTCGGCAAGGTGGCAGAGAAAATCGCACGATGCGATGTCTGCGGGTCTGGGGGGATAGTCAGCCGGAAGCTGGTCGAGGCACACGCGCTCGCCGTTTAACTCCAGCTTGTTCCGGCCGAACCGTCGATCTTGATCGACACGAGTTGCCCAGCGTTCGGGAAAGTGCAGTCGGACGGCAGCCCAATATCCGGGGCTGCTACTTTTCGGACAACCGGGACAGTTTCCGTTTGGAAAGCCCATTTCATAAACACGAGGGCGCTTGATCCCGGCATTGGCAAGGATCGCATGACATCCGGCTTTGGTGATGCCTCGGGCGATCAGCGGCGCGCCCTGATTCAACTCGGGGTAATTCTGCTGCATCCTCCGGTACCGATTGGCGTCGCGCGGGTCGGCCGTATAGCCCCACAAATGTCGGTCATCCGGGCGCTGGAACTGAAGCCGAGGCGCAAACTTCATTTCTCCGGTGCAGGGCGCGCCGTGCTGGCCGGACAAGAACTTGCGCTTTTCGAACACCTCGTCGACATTAGCGAACTCAGCCGATCGGATACGAACGATTGGCTTTCCAAACCAAGTCTCCAAATCGTTGACGAACCGATGGCTGTCCTCGTCAACGCTGGTTCCAAGGTTGACGTGAACCGGAATAACATCAGGATTGCTTGCCAGCACCAACTTGGTCATTACCGCGCTGTTTGCTCCATCGACCCATGCCAGAATGCGGTTCACTCGCCCTCTCCCATCTCATCATCACCACGCTTCTCGCCAGCGTCGGGGTTCTCGGGGGTGAGGGGGAAGTCGCTGTCGAACGGCACATCGTCGGACAGTTTGGCTGCGTCGTCGGCGGTTGCACACAACGCCTTGATCTCGTCCATGATCGGACGAACCACCGCCCGCAATCCCTTGCCGTCGCTTGTCCACCACGCGGTGAACGCCTCAGTTCCGCCGCGCGCCATCTCGCGTGCAAGGTCCATCGCCTCCTTCTGCTTCTGCGCCTCGCCCTTCCCGCTGGCCCACTCCGCCATGGCAGCGCCGGTGTACTCGCCCATTGGCCGGCGCGGATCGAACAGGCCCTTGAATTGGTCGGCCACCTTGATCTGGTGAACCGGGCAACCGGGCGCGATCGGGTCGAGAATGACCATTGCCGTCATTTCGAACATCAGGTCGCCATCGCTCGCGGGGTCCCACGGCACGTCCTTGCGCCGCGTCTTGGTGGCCCGTGCGTTCTCTGCCTTGTCGCCGAACCCCTTCTGCATCACCGGCTTGGCGCGGGTGCAGATGATGATGTTCGTCTTGGCGCGGATAATGCGGTCAATCAGCCTGCGGTACTTCGGCTTGACCTCCGCCCATGCGAGCTGGCTGAACTTCGCCGGGTCGACCTCGTAGCGGCCATTGGCGCGCGCCTGCGCCTGCTGCACCAGACGGTCGAGCACCTGAGCCTGCACGTCCAGAACGCCACCGACGCCCTCCCACGCATGGCTGAAACTGTCGATGATGAGCACCGGCAACTTGGCCGCTTCGGCTGCATCGATAACCTCGATCCAACGGTCCACGCCGAACCCGACAACCTCGCCAGCGTCATCGACCGCCGTGAAGTCGAAGTGCATCATTTCCGGGAACGTGTCCTTGTAGTGCAGGGCGCGCTTGTTCTCGGTGTCGACGTACCCGATCGGCGAGCCTTTCTTGCCGGTCATTGCCTCAGCCATGCCGCGCGCAACGCGAAGGGCGGTGAA